AAACTGACGTGCACGGTCACTGACTTGATTCGCTGCCGAGCAGTTAACGGCTGGTAGCGGAGCCATAACTTCTGATAAGTCCTTGGCGACAATGTCAATAAAGTTCGCAACGACATTTGCATCTACACCTTCTGGAAAAAATTCAGGATAAACTTGAGAGATTTGCCCCTTGCGGACAGCAAGGACGTCTTGGTGTCTACGGTCACGGTCTGCTGCACGCATACGTAATGAATCAATACGTGCTGCAATCTGGTCAATACTTAGAGCCATTGCTGTCCTATCTTAAAATTATTTGTTGTAAGGAACCATCTTAATTGGAGCCTTTGGTTTAGGCTTAAGTGTTTTATTTAAATCTACGCTAAAGCCTTTATCAAGAATTGGTTCCTTTGGTGCTGGTTTTGGAGTAAACATTGGAAGAGTTGTTGGTCTAACATTGTTTTCAGAAATTGGTGGATTACCACTATTGCGACTATATAGAGGGTCTACATATTTGTCATTTGGATTTTTGCGAAGCATTATTTTTCCTATCCATAAGTTTCAGCCCACTGTTCTTGGAAGGCTTCGTCTAAATTAACAACGTATCTTTGTTCTCTTTGTGCTCTAGTTACCCAACGATTATTTGCAAACTTTGTTAGGTTACTTGTCTGCTGCATAAACTCTCTAGCACGAAGAACCGCAAACCATAAAGCCATAACACAGTCGGTCTTACCCCTTGTGTTTGCTTTCCAGGTTATTAGTTGTTGAACTAAAGCCTTAAGCCCCTCTGAGTCCGTGGTTGATGGAAGTTCAATAATGTTGTTGTTTTGAAATTTTCCATCTCGCATGGTGCCAAATAGTGTTGACATAGATGCCACACCGAAATTTGTGTCCCACTTATTTTTACCAGTAAAGTGTGCTTCTAGCCTTACGCCGTAGGTTGCGAGCCATTGGCGCAAGTCCTCATCTAATGAGTAAGCCTTCTGGTGAGCGTTGATTTCCACACGAAATTCTTGTGGCTTATATTTGCCAACAAGTTCTTCAATAGTGTTTCGAATTTTTTGAGGATTCGGTTCGCTCATGTTTATGCAATCAAGCACATAAATTTTGCCATCTGCTCTGTTGTAAGTTAAAACTACAAAAGCAGCATTACCTGCCATAGCAGGGTCAAAGCCAATTACTGTATAACCTTCAATAGCAGTCGGATGTCCCACCGCCCCTTGCTTCAAGGGACCACGTCTCCTAGTGCCCTTGATACATGCTTGAATCAAGGCGGGCGGGAAGATGGAATCTTCTTCGACATCCTCCTGCTGATATACCAATGCCCAAGTTGATGGAGTTACTTCGCCTCTGCGCCGTTGTAAAGTTTTGCCATCCCACTTTGAATACAAACCATTTTCATCAGGGGTGTCTTCATCGCCATCCCAAGGTGCATCAGACTTAGCCCAAAGTGTTACCCACTTTTCAGGGTCTTCGTCATACTCTAAAACTGCTGGCATACCCATGTAGGTAAAGGGACACCTACCCCCAGACCAATATTTAGGTTCACGTAACTCTCTATAAAAATCTGTAGCAGCAATTCGAGTGCCAACGATAAGAAGTTTTCCGTTCTTACCTAGACGGGTAATAACTTCCTTCTGTAGCCAGTCAATTTGCTTTTCGTACTCATGGGCGTTAGCCGTGGTAATGCAGTCATCCAAAATAATGAGGTCAGCACGGGCACCGTAAATCTGTCCACCCATACCAAGTGCTTGGATGGTGGGGTCCTTTTCGGAAGAGTTTCTCGCATCACTCCCAAGATAGACAGTATCAACTCGCCAAGTGTCAGAGTCTGCTTTCCATCCACCTTCAGGTCCATAGGTTGTTTGTAACTTCAACCATCTTGGGTGGGAGAGACGTTGCTTGATTGCGTACACGAATTCTCGTGCTTTGAGTAAGGTCTTACTGACCACGATAATGCGGACATTGGGATTGAGAGCAATGCGATAAGTCGAGTAGTTGACGGTAATGACCGTGCTCTTAGCATGCTCAGGTGGCACGTTAATTAGAAGACGAGATTGTTGTCCTTGCTCGTACTTCATAGAAGGGTGGAGCCAGGAAGGTTCCCTACCCTCTAGTAGGTCAATCCAATCTTGATGATGTGGAAAAACTTTTTGGTCCAAAAAAATTTCGGAGAACTGGGGAAAGGAGATTTCGTCCTTAGCAATTCCCAGCGCTTTCACAGATTTGTTCTTAGCGTCTTCTTTTGCCTCTGCTAGGGCGGCGGCAAATTTTTTGTCCCGAAGCATCCAAATTCTGACCGTGTCAGGTTTTTTGCCACAGAGTTCCATAGCCTTGTGAGGACTATGTCCTTCAGCCACAAGGGCTAAAACCTTAGCCTTGGCATCAGCCATAGCCTCAGTTCTGGGGTTAATAACCCCTTTTTGAAAAGTCACAGAACTGTCCCATCCTCTATCTGTAATTGTTAATTACACAGTTTGTAACAGACAGTAGATACAGTCTGTAACAAAAGCCTTCGAGGCTTTTTAGTTAACTGGGCAGAAACCTGCCCCTATATAGTATTAATCCGTTCAACCAGCCATTCCGAACGGTGCAAAGGAATATATTTTTTTCCTTTGCCCAAAGCAGCCCAAAAATGGGTATAAATTAGGACATATAGTACTACTGTAACGGGTGCACTGTTGTACCAGAAAATAGTTTAGGTAGATACTACTACGCTATTAGAAGCATATTAAACAGTCTAGGGTCGATGAATCGACCGCTATCCTGTTTAATGCTGTCGCTCTGTACTGTACAGACTGGAGCGCTACGGGCTACAGTCTTCACGGCGCTACCAGACAGCGCCCCAGTACAGGCTAACTATTTTGTTCTATATAAAAAAATAGTTTCAGCCTTGGCAGTGAGTCATCCAGGCTGACTCAGGCATGCCGTGTCAGCGTTGCACGCAGCCACGCCTATGCTGTTGCGTCATCAGGATTTAGTTTTTTCTGCTGCGGGCTTAACAAGGTTACTCCCTTGTTTTCCATTATCAAGCAGGGCAAAGCCCAGCGCCCAGCCCGTCAGCGTTTCACGCAGCCGTGCTACTGGCTGTATAACTCTTGCTGAATTTTGCCAGCAAAATTACATCAAGACTTAAATTTGCCTTGTGCTTGACAAGTGGAAAAAAGTTACCACGCTGTGCGGAGTGTCCGCATTTCATGCCGCCACTCCAGCCGCGGGAGCCAAGCCAAAATCAGCCCGCAGACAGTGGGCACTCACTACAAACAAAGGATACAAAATGAAAAAAGATGAGTTCGTGCCAAACGGAATCAACATCACCAACCAGTGCTACAACTGCCTACTGATTGATGATGTGTGCTTCGACTGCCAAGAGTCACGGGACGCCCGTGATACCAACAACGCTTGGCAGATTGTTGATGAAGGTAATCTTCAGTATCATCATCCAATCTCAATCCAATCCGTTGAGCCTTCTGCCCACGATTGGATTGGTGCCTACACCCTCCAAGATGACGGAACCATACGAGAGGAGTTTCTAGAACAAACTACCCTCCTCTCAGACCGCATCTTCGAACTAGATGTTGAGATTCCCCCTCGCTACACAGTCTGTGTACAATGCCATTACCAAGTCCATGTCCAAGTGGCTTGTCCAAATTGTGAGACAGTATCTAACTAACTAACAACGGGATTGCCCCCAGCACCCTGTGCCTTGGGGGCAACCCGCCCACAACAACTAAAGGAGACAGAAATGAACGCAGTAACAATCACAGGTAACATCAAGAATGTACAACTTCGTGGCAAGTCAGAGCGTAAAGTTTTGACAGGCAACTTAGTACAAACAGGTATCATCAATGAGTGGGGCAAGGTAGGTTGTATCGCAACAATGCCATTGGTATTCCTAGATGAAGAAGTTGCCAAGCAAGCGCAAGCACTTCCAAAAGATGATAACGGAGCATCAGAAACAGTTAAGATTTCAGGACGAATCATAACTCGTTTTGACCGCCGTCCAGGTGTAGATAACGCAGAGCGTTATGCACCTTACACACAGATTGAGGTTCAATCAATCGCTTAACAACAACAGGTGGGTGGGGGGCTTCGGCTCTCCACTCACCTTTGTTTTTTTTTCGGCGCCGCTGTAACTACAACGGAACCATACAAGTCCACATACAAATCAAAGGAGACAAAATGTTTACACTATTAGATGTATCCAAGATACAAGAACAACTGTACTCAGTAACATCATTACCATGTCCACATTGTTATACAACTGTTACATTAGAAATAACAGGCGCTCAACTTTGGCTCTATAATAATAACGCATCTATCCAAGATGTGTTACCAGATGTAGAGATACCAGTGCGTGAAAGATTTATGACTGGTATCTGTGGCGACTGTTGGAATAAACTATTCAACCCAGATGAGGAGGAAGTATGATGGTAATAACAGCACTAGATTTAGTGGCAATTACAATTGCCATGGCTAGTAGCATCACAGTAATGATTCTCTTTTGGCGCCAAAACATGGCGCTGCAACGGGATAATATGAATCTACGCAGACTGTTAAGAGTAGAGCGTGAGAAAAATGTTGTCCGAAACTGATTACTACTACGACCCAGATGAAGCATACGATAGACAACGGGAGGCTAAAGTGTATAAAGAAAGAACATGTTGCAAATGTGACGCAACAATTATGATTAGAGAATTAGATGAAGGACCATCTTACTATTGCA